TCGCTGGCCGAAGATAGGTCGAGGGTTGCTAAGGCCCCCGTTAATGACCCCTCTTTCGCGAGCCGCTGGTTGCGGCTCTGGTCAGAGAGGTCAACCCCGAACTTAGCTAGACGCCTGGCAATATAGTCACCCAACGCGAGTTGGTAAACCCCGTTCAACGGGGGTTCTGTAGCTATAGCCCGGTACGTCTTTGCGTTCTTCGCGACGAAGGTTAGCGCTGCGTCCATGATCTGGACAGGAACGCTAACGTCGCATGGGTCCGTAGATGACGGTTGATCACCGTCAAAGCACTCTTCTGGGGTCTCGTCGCTCTCCTTGAGAGAGCTAGGATCCCCAATCCCCAAACGGAGGTTATGTTCGCGACTTAGTTTTGCTAAGTACTCCCAATCATCCTCCTCGTTCGATACTTCAAACCCGTCCAGCTTTGCAGCCGGAAGAGGGTTCAAATTCTCAAACTTCATAGGTGCAACCACCCATAGAGCCTCGTTTTTCAATTGAGTCTCGTATGTGATCCGGCGCTTATTCAAAAGCGTCAAGATCGGGTCGCTATCGTCGAACACGAACTGTTCAGACGATGCAGGTGGTTCAACCTGCGGCGCTTCGGAATGGGATCCGGAGGGTAACCCCCCGGTGCCAACTAACTTTTGACAGTCAGCCCATGCTGGCATCTCACCTAACAGCTTGCTAGCCATCAGAGAGAGATCTTCACTACAGGCGATGCCTGCGCTCAATTTTGTGAGAGCGTTGGCATCTCGCTTCTTAGTAAGCGTGGTCGCCCCAGGGCCGAAACGGAACTTCAATCTTTCGAGAGAAGGGACGTCCCCCAGGACATGGGCAATTTTACGCTGCGCAGCAAACAAGACTGCGTCAACGCGAGGGGAGAATTTAAATTCCCCTCGGCTCCATGCCCCGAAGATTTCGTTTGTCTCGCGACATAACGCTTCGGCTTGACGAAACTTCTCGAACGCGACCTTCTCCTTATCGACTCCTATGTCTAGGAACTCAAGTTTGGAAAAGAACGCGAGTGCCTGGCGGCACGCTACGAGGTGGTGGATTGTCCATCCAGGCCAGTTGTAGTCGAGTTCGTAGTCACACAGGGCCTTGAAGTCACCGGCAACAATCAAGCTGCTGATGTAGGCTCCTTGGATCCCGCCTTTGCGGGAATGTGACAGGGCGAGGTCCCGGAGAATGTCTAAAGACACAGCCTCAGGGTAACACTCTAACCAATGTGCAAGTTTGCGCATAATTTATCCTAAAA